AACAATAAAAAAAATTTCACGAATTCTGTATAAATTATTTTTTTTAATTATTTTAACTATTTTAATTTTACTTTAATTTAACTTTATTTTGCTGTTTGTATTCAATTTGCAAATATCTTTTAAATTGTATATAATATCTATATCGTATTTAAAGAAAACTTCTTTTTGTTATTTAACTCGATAAAATGCGTATATATATATATTTTATTTTATTTACTTTATTTAATAAAAAAGAAAATAGATGGATACTGAAAATTATATTTCCCCTAGCAAAATAACTAAACAATATGATATAACATCTGGAACATTAAGAAGATGGTCAGAAGCTGGGAAAATTAGATGCATTAGACCAAATGGTGGGAAAAGAATTTACAATATTCAAGATATTAAAAAAATTTTTAATGCAGAAAATTCTGAAGTTGTAGGTAAAAAAGCATCACCATCTAAAAATAAATTTTCTAAATTGTTAGATGATCTAAAAAATAATATTGATCAATCCGTTAATAAAGAAGATGTCTATAAATCTATTAAGGTTATAGAAGATTATTATAATACCTCATTATAGCCAAATTACAAGATACCAAAGATACCCAAGATACCCAAGATACCTCATTATAGCCAAATTACAAGATACCCAAGATACCAAAGATACCTCATTATAGCCAAATTACAAGATACCCAAGATACCAAAGATACCTCAATATAACCAAAGATACCAAAGATACCTCAATATAACCAAAGATATCCAAGATACCCAAGATACAAAAGATACCCAAGATACAAAAGATATCCAAGATACCCAAGATACAAAAGATATCAAAAACAAAAGTTAATTGTAAAAATAAACTATTATATACTAGTTTATTTATATTTTTCAATACTAGTTAATATACAACTTTTTTTATTTTTCTACAAATCTTCGGGTGGTTCTATATATATGCTTACAATAATTTTTTTCTTATAGTAAAATTTCAGTTTCAATTAACATTAACATTAACGTAATACATTTTGCGTTAAAAAAGGTATAAAAAAATACTCTATATAATTTAAATGTCAAAAGAAAATTCTATAGATTATTTATTTGAAGATCCCCCTATTCAAAATCAACAATATGCATTAGTTAGTATTGTTGGCCCACATATGTCTCAAAAATGTGATACGTGGGGGTTAAAAGTCAGAGGTACAACTGATACTTTAGAAAAAGCAAAAGGTATGTCTCAAAAGATTTTAAGAATTGATAATAATTACGATATTTATACAGTTGAAGTAGGTAAATTTTTTCCATTAAATGTAGAACCATATGACGTAAAAGATATAGAATATCAAAATGACCAATTAAATACATTAATTAAAAGTTATTTGGAAAATAGAGAAAATGCAAATGAAGAATGGCATAATAGAAAAAACGAAATGGTCAAAGATGCTATAAAAGAAGGAAAATCATCAGAAAAGCCCAAAGAGCACGCAGTTTCTATTATTCAGCAAATTCATATACAAAATGAAGACATCAGAACGGCTCAAGAGAAAATAAAAGAGTTGGAAATTAAATTAAATGACAATTATACAGACGATGAAAGAACTGGTGCACAAATTGATTTTAATAAAATGTTGAAAGTCACACTTGAAAAAATAGATGAAGAAGGTGATGAAGAAGGTGGTGAAGTAAATGCTATCTTAGAAAGAATTAAAAAAATAGAATTAGAAAAAGAAAAAGAAAAAGTTTCTATACAAGAAATTGAAAGATTAGATTTGCAAATTCAATTATTAAAAGAAAAATTAAATGAACCAGATCTTATTAATGATTATATCAATGATAATTATAAAAACCCCCAAATTAAATTGGTCTAATCTAACCAGTAAATTAATGTATTCTAGTGTTATTTAAACTATTTTTATGGACAATCATTTCACATATTTTAAACAAGTTTAAATTTTCCAACATATTTATCCAATCAAAATCAGAAACTTTATTATAACATCTTAAATACATTATACTATCGATAGGATATCTATCATATTCTTCGTTTGAATATGTATAGCAAAATATTGTATTATCTAAATTAAACTGTACACTTTTCATTTAATTATTAACGATAGATATTTTATTTTTTCATTTCTTACATAAATTTTATTAATTTCTTATATGAAATTTATTCTTTATAACTATTTTTTCTGTAAAGCATCTGACAATACAAAATTATAAGTTTCATTTTCAACAAAACTTTGCAATTGTAATTCTCTTATATTTTCTATATGTTTTTTCAATTCATTTGAATTATTATTAATATTAATTGAATTTAAAATTTTTAAAGATTTTTCAACTTCGATAAGTATTTGTAATTGAGTGATCATAAAATTAGTTTTGTATTTATTTTTTAATTAATTTATATTTACTCAGTTTTTTTTTACTAGCATATATTATAAAATGTCAAGTAGTTTCCATAATCAAAAAGTAGAAGTAGGAGGTTTGTACGCAAACGATATAGTAAAATCACCAGTACTATCAGTTGATAAAATAAATGTCAATTCATCAATTGTTACTCAAGGATCAAGCGACACTGGAACTGCAGGATCAACTATAAGCGACACTGTAACTTTACAATCACATGTTGGTTCTGGAATTATTGTTACACAAGATGCTACAGCAATGGGAGATGTAAACGATACGTTCAACGCAACCCACTCTGCAGTTTCAACAAATAGTATTATTTTAACTAATATTCTTGGATATAGTGGAACAGGGAATCCACATCTTCGTTTATCTGATGTCACTAAAGGATCCTTTAATATAATTATATCAAATTCAAGTATTGAGTTTCCACTTGATAGTTCTTTAACAATTGGTTATACTATTTTATAATCGAATTTAGTTTAACAGTACGTAGTTTAAAAATTTATTATTTATTATTTAAAACATATGGATTTGATTCAAGTTGTGTTTTAAATATATCTGGTTGTAATCTATTATCGTTAGTTTCTTCTTTATGTCCTTGCATATTAATAATATGTTTATCCGGTATAATTTGAGGTACTATAGCATTCATATTACGACGGTGGTCTATTTCTTCTTTTAATAATATATTTGCCTTAGTTTTAACTTCTCCAAATGAAACTTTACCAGAAGATATTTGAAATTTCTGTTGTCCACCTGCTCTTTGACCCATAAGTAACTCTTGCTTGTGGTCTCTTATACTTGCGTTATTGTATTGTGTTCTAGACCCTGATTGATTTTTATAATTTGGATTACCGGAGTAATTACTTTTATTTGTAATCATTTCTTTACCTGTTACCCTAGCATCATATTTATTTACAAGATATCCCAGACCATTTTGACCATTTGTATGTTGTCCTAAATATTTATTATCAATTAAATTTTGCTTTTGTGTACCCTTAGGTTCCATATCAGACATTCCTATACTGTAAGGATCTGTAGAGTTCATGTTATATATTGTTTTTACATTACCACTACCATTTGTTCTTAATGTAGTTTGTTTTAATGTTGTTTTAATATCGTCAGTTGGTCTTACAACAACTTGTTTTCCAGATACAGTAATATTTCCTAAATCAAATCTATCTTCTGTTGTAGATCTTTCATTAGTATATTGTTTAAAACTACGTCTACCATAGTCATTAACTGTTTTTGAACCACTTATATTTCTAATATAATCATTTTCATAATTATCTTTTTTTGGAGTTTGAAATAAAGAATCTGTTATATCGGGATCACTAGCATATCTGTTTACTAATTCTCCACTATTATCAACTCCAATTCTTTGAGGTGATTTATTAAAATATATACTATTTATATTTCCGTAATATTCTATGTTATATTGATCTCTTGAAGATGTCTTTAAATTGATAGTGTAATCTTCTTTTGCTTTTGGTGCTACAAATGCACCAGGACCTTTGAAAAAATGATCAGGGTTAGATTCATAAAAAGTTTCTGGTCCATTCCTTTTAAATTCCCCCATTACACCACCTACTTCACCCATTTTACCAGGTAACACAACACCACTGTACGTTTCCTTTGGATTGTTACCAGGACGTAATTCGTTGATATCTTTATACTCTGGTCTAATATTATTTTCAAAAGTTCCAGATTTGGGGGCTGATATATATATAGACTCGATTGGTTTTTCACCTTGCTTGTAAATAGATTGTACATATCTGTCTTTTATATTATCAGTTTGTGATTGCATTCCATGAATATTTTCAGGTTTTTTATCGTAAAAACTTTCAACTTCTTTTTTATGTTGAAAGTCAAAAGTCTTTCCTGTATATTTATCTAAAATATCAGAATTTGCAAATCCTTCCATATTCTGTTTTGTATTACTACCAAAGAATGGAACCATATTATTATGAGCCTGTTCATAAGGTAGCCCAGTTAACAAATTTGTATTTTTTTCTTCAGATTTATCCCGAATCTCTACGGTACTACGAAACATTGGCATATTTTCTATACCTTTATCTACAGCAGATGATACTTTACCTATACGATTTTCGTCATTTAATTTTCCTAATTCTTTTGAAGATAAACCATCCTTACCTAATTCAGTTTGATTTTTGACAGGACCTAATTCAGTTTGATTTTTCCCTACTGTACTATAAGTATTATACAATGGTGGTATAAAACCTGTATCTGATGGTTTTTGAGCATCTTTATAATTTTGCAAAGATCTATTTAATATTTCTTCATTTGCTTCAGTTACAACATTTGAAGTATATATATTGTCACCGTTTGGTTTGTCAAAAGCTTCTATCCTTCCACGATTAATAGATTGTTCTCTCTGAACTTTTCCATTTTTACTAAAAAAATATCCAACTAATGTTGTTAGTCCTATTAGAGGAATTGTTAAATCAGCCATTAATATATATATTATCAATAGAAAAACTTTTTTTAAAAAAAGTACGCGAAAATTATTTAAACATTTATAAAACAAATGTTAAAGTAAAGAACTTTTTTCTGTGCGCCACCAATACAAAATTTTCAATTGTTTGATTTTGAACTACCCAATTGTGTTAAAGTTACATTTATTGTGTTAAAGTTACATTTATTGTGTTAAAGTTACATTTATTGTGTTAAAGTTACATTTATTGTGTTAAAGTTACATT